CTATGCTCCGCCTTCTAGCTGTGCACCGGTACCGCTACCGCCGATAAAGGTCCCGTCCGTGATATAGGTGAAAATTCCGATTGCGTCATTGCCTTTGGCCAGCGCATCACTGCCACAATTCCGGACGGTAAACCCGCCGTTTTGCGACACGAGCGACACGTTGGCGTTGTTGCCGTAATAGGACACGGCGCGGAGCCCGGTTGTGGTCACCGGTCTCGGGATTCCGGTAATGGTTCCGGTTGCTATATTCTCCCCGGGCTTAACCGCGCCAGTTGCGGCGACACGGAATTCCATTTGTACAAGATTCCCGCAACGCCACCACTTCGGCTTCATCTCCACGCTTCCGCCTGTAGCCTTGGCGGTTCCGGTTCCGGATATGACTGTGCCTAATGGTATCCCGCCGGAGGAATCTTTTTCGCATCCGATGTATACGGTTCCCTTAATCCGGACATCTCCAGTAGCCGTGATGGCCGCCGCATTGGCTGGTTCAGTATCTTTTCCACAACCCGCTGCGAACAGAGTGCTGTACGTAGTTTCCCGATTATATTGCCCCACAATCAGCTGATTCATTTTATCCGTACGCACGTGGTAGCCAATCGCCGCTGAATTGTAATTGGTTGCTTTTGCATAGGACCCTACTGCAATCGCACTGTTTCTTGCAATTGCCATGTTTCCGATCGCGACTGAATCAGCTTTTGCTCTGTTGTTTTTACCAACTGTAATACTTCTGTTTTCGGCTGTATTAGACGAACCCACCGTCAGTGACCAGGACCCGTTATTCGCGAGTCCATAGTCAGTTCGAGTTCCTATCGTTACCTTTGCACCACCACCGACTGCATAGTAATTCATCTCCAGTCCGGGGCTCATATTCTCCCACGACTTATCCCAGTCCGTTTTCTTGAATTTAACCAGATATTTTCCCGCTTCCGTTATGGACACTGTGCACGGAAGTTTTGTGTCTCCGTACTGAATCGTTTCTTTTTCCGACACGTCTCCTTCTGTGTCATCTCTGTGTATCACGTATAATACAGGGAGCCTATTAGGATAATATGCTTTGTAGCTTGATTCCAGCGAACAAGTATCTGTACTAGCGTCATATGTTGCTCGTACAAATTCGCCAATATAATTATTTTCCGTGTCTTCCTGCTCTACGGCAAACATCTCATTTCCATCATCGTTGATACTGAAACCAGTATCTTTTATCCGAATGTTATTGCTTTCATTTTTTCCGATTATTACGCTTTCCCCGTATGACGCCACTACTTTCTGCCCATTCCGAATCTGCACATCCTTCTCTGTAATCAACACATTGTTCTTGGTGGCATTGCTCGGGGTTTCCTTGGCGGCACCCTTGTTCTCGGATACCATAATTCCGGTGGAATCGGCGCTGATGTAATTATCCGCTGTTTTGGCGGCTTCGTTGGCAGTCCCCTGTGCATTATTCGCCTTATTCCACGCTTCCTTCGCGGCTTCGTAGGATGTGGATTTACTGACGTCGGACACGTGTGTCGTCTTGTCACTGAATACGGTGACATCGCACGTGTACAGAGTTTTTGTGATGTCGCAAGCCGGCTCCGCCTTTGACCAGCCGGCCGGGGTCTCGTTCGGCTTCACGTTGGTCGGCTTATCCGGTGCCGCCATGGAAGACGATTGCAGTTTATAATATCGTGTCACACTGTCCGTATCCCGGTACTGTGAGAGCGTGACGGTTGCACTTCCTTTTACTGCCATGATAGTCTCCTTTCGCTACTGTTCCAGCTGGCAAGTATACGCCATGGAATTGGTCACCTCTCCGGCGGTTACGGTGATGCTTTTAGCCGCTGTTCCCGATGTGGCAGAACCTTTATACCATTTGACGGTGCCAATGCTTCCGCACACGCCCGCATCGGTAATGGTCTGCTCTTTCCCGCCGACGAATACGTGAGCAGTGAGGACGGTGGAGCCTTCGTTGTTCTTGAACACGGTACCGTTGGATGATGTGATAGTCAGTGTAATGGCATCGGCTCCATTGTCGCCCTTTTCACCCTGCACGCCCTGAATACCCTGTTCACCTTGGGCGCCCTGTTCACCTCTTTCACCCTTGTCACCTTTCGCTCCCTGCACGCCTGCCTTTGCCACGGCGAAAGAGAATTTCTTGTTCACGGTGATTCCGTCTACCACAACCGGAATGGTTGCCTCACAAGCAGTGGATACGGTTGCCGTGGTTTTGAATGTGATTTTCGGTCTCGCTGTTCCGGAGTTGGTTACCGTGGCGGTGATCCCGGTCGGGCATGTAATATTGGCTGCACTCACGTTCACGGCGGAGCACTGATTGGTACCGCAATAGGCTACTGCTTCGGTCTCGCATGTAGCACCTGCCGCAACGCCGGCAGTGTTCCCGACAAAGGTATATGCTTCCGATGTAAGCAATACGGAATACGCATCTGTAACGTCAACGATTGTAATCTGATCTGCTGATTTGATAGCCATTTTCTTTTTCTCCTTCTCTTAAACAATAAGTTCGCACATAAAAGTAACTTTTGTGTCCACGTCTTCCGGTTTGAGTGTGAACGTAAAACCATCGTTTCCGAATCTCGGGTCTGCGGAGGCGATGATTCCGAACGAATCATCATCCAACCGCTGCCATTTCCACTGCAGGTATGCACCGCTTCCGAAGGCTTCGCTCAGTTCGGCGGCATTGGTGATTCGCTTTTTCCCGTGGTAGATCACCACGGAAAGCACCGTCTCCACGTGGTCGTTCTTGAATACCGTTCCTCTGGAGGATTCAATTCGAAGCAGCGTTGTGATTTCGTCTCTCAGGTCCTCAATGGCATCTTCCACGTTGGTTCCTGTAGATCCGAAAATCATATGGTCTGCCATGATTTCCAGAGCATACTTCCCGGTCTTCTCGTCTTTGTGATATTTAATATAGTTATTAGAATCGCCGAAATTCATCTGTCCGTCTGCTCCGAGGTACATTCCCCTCGTCGTATTGTCTACGGAACTTTTGACTCCGGAATATATCGCATTCGACGCAATATTGAATCCCCCGATGGTTGCATCGAATGCTATTAGGTCATCCACCTTTACTTTTTCGGCGGTGATTGTGTTGGCGATTATGTTGCTTCCGTCCAGTCCGTTCTGCAGCATTTCTTTGGTGAGCTGAGGTGTTACCGTTGAGCCGCCCTCGATATTCAGCTTGTAGTACAGCCCATCTTCACCTTTAACCACCAGTTTATCCGCCTTCACGGTATTTCCTTCCAGCAGGTCACCGCTGATGGTCACACCCACCAGGTGCCCGGTTACGGTAGAGTCTCCAATCACCAGGTCTTTGATGATTCCGGACTGTGCATAGAACTCCTGCAGCCATGCTTTATCGATCTTCGAAAAGTCGATGTTTACATAGCGCAGGTCCGCATCCTCTGCAGACAGTTTTTTCGTATCAAGGACCTTTATGCTGCCTTCCGCAGCGTCCAGCCGCCCGGTGATCTTCACGTCCTCTGCCTGCAGGTTACCGATGCTGCCTTCCGCTGCGTCCAGCCGCCCGGTGATCTTCACGTCCTCTGCCTGAAGGTTTCCGATGTTGCCTTCCGCTGCGTCCAATCTTCCGGTGATTTTCACATCCTCTGCCTGAAGATTCTTGATAAGCGCATTGGTCGCTTTCAGGTCTTCGATTTCCGCTTTCTGGGCAATCAGTTCCTTCGTGCGGATCAGGTCGGCAGTAACGACTCTGAATTTGGCATCACTGGGAGACAGCGGCGCGTTGGCCTTCTCGGTTTCCGTCATTAGATGGGACCGAATTTCCACCGTCGTTTCCCCGCCGAAGGTAATCTTCTGCGTGGATACCAGCAGGGATTTCCCCACCGCATTGATTTCTTTTTTCAGGTTCAGGATTTCCTCTGCTGTCTTTCCGGCTGAATTTGCCATAGCGTTATTCATGGCCACATAGTTCATATACTCGCTGTCCGTCATGATTCGGACGAACTCGCCCGGCACCAGCGACGGGTCCCACCGTGCCTGCACCACTGCCCCTGTATAACGAATGCCGCGATACTGACTGAATATGTTATCCAGCAGTTCCTGCGTCATAAAAGGATTATACATATACAGCGATTGGCCGCCTTCTCCGGCTTCCATGGTGTCCTGTTTCAGATTCACGGTACACACTATACCGTCCACCATGGTTTCCCCGGCGGAGGTCGTTGTTCGGGACAGCAATTCCGATGTTAAAAGCACTTCATCGTTGTACCCGAAGTAACTGATTCCAAGTGTGTTGTCGTCGCCGAAGGTGGCGAACCCGCCTTGCAGTCCGGCCAAATATCCGATGGCTTCCCGCAGCGTGCAGTCCTGATTCCATTCCAGCACCGGATTCAGTTCGGCTTCAAACGTTTCTTCGTCCACGATGATTCCCTTCGCCTGACACTGGGCCCGGATATCATCATAGAACTGCTGGAAGGTTCCATTTTTCTGAGCAGGTATATACGGATCGTTCATCAGCTGAAATCCGTCGAAGCACTGCAGCGTTACAGTTCCGTCGTTGTTGTTCTGCTGCTTGAATACATAAAAAGTACCGAGTATATCCCAGCCGTCTCCTTCCGGAACCGCCTCTTCTTCGGTACCTTCCCCATCCTCTGCAGCTTCCCCGTTCATCACGTCGTACAGGTCCAGTTCCAGCGCGTCCATTTCTGCTTCGGATTCCGCTTCCTCTGCTTCGGTTACGTCCTCTGCCTCTTCGTCCGTGTCTTCGGTTTCTTCGGTGTCCACGTCGTTTTCTTCGTCCGTGTCTTCGATGTGTTCGGTTTCCTCCCTGTCTCCGACTTCTGCTTCCAGTGCATCCGTCCGAGACTCTTCTTCCTCGCTTTCCATCGGCAGGACATAGAGATTTACCTTGTCGCCGTCGAAACTCTCCTTGTACGGTTTAATGACCGTGAATTCCAGCATACTGGATGCGGTGCTTCCAATCTGGAAGCCGTTGCCACAGGAACCGGTTACACTGACACCTGTAATTGATGTTGCATTGTCTTTCTGCTCATCCCGGAGCTCTGCTCCGTTTATAATTACTTTCGTTCTGTATTTCATCCTGTCCCTTTCCCATTGTTGTCTACACTTCCGTTAATGTCACCGATACGCTTTTGTACATTCCGTTCGGGTACTTCTCCACTTTACGGTCGGACGGAAAGAACGTTCCGTTCTTCGCCTTCCCGGTCTGCGGATCCAGATACTGCGCAATAATGTAATTGTTCTTCAGCGTGGTTTCGTTGACTCCGGTGTACGTGTTCGTCGCATTCAGCACGTTCAGCAGTTCCTGACCTTCTTCCGGATTGAGCCCCGTCCATTCCAGTTCCAGCGTGACGATATTGGAACGCACGTTGGTATACACGTACGTTCCGGAGTTGTCTCTGGATTCGTTGTTGTTCGCCGTTGAGTTCAGATTCTTCCGCACCTCTGCATAGGTTACATTGACCGAAGTCGGATGCTTCATTCGGCTCGGGCTGCTTACCTGCGTGTCTCCGTCGTAGTATACCGGGGAGAAATACGCATAATATTTTCCGTCCGTATCTTTGAACGTGGAGTACGTGGTTTTAACGGTCGGCTTGTCTCGGTACTGAATTTTGTAGAAGTACGGCTTAGTGGTGTTGTTATAGATGTACTTATACATCTTTTTCTTTTTGCCCTTCCGGAGGCTCTTCGGCTTGCTGTAGGTGACAGTTCCGGCAAGGCAGTACCTCACTTCGACCGTCCGTTCTACACCGTCAATCTGCCGGACGGCAGTCGCCGGAATGGTGGTGCCGGCAATCTCCACGTTTGTCTTGCTCTGCTTCCACTTCCCGGCGGTTCCACGTTTGCCGCCCTTTGCGCTCTTACTGTACTTCACTTTTTTCGCTGATGCTCTCACCGGCGCTTTCAATTTGGTCCAGCTTCCGGTGGAACCCCAGCTCCAGCTCGTCACGGTTCCGCCCTTTCGGATTTCTTTGACGCCGGACCCGGCCAGAAAAAACAATTGTGTTTCTGTCATGTGTTCCTCCTTACACGTTCAGCGGACTGGTTCCGAACATGAGCGTCTGGTTGTTGATATAGCGGACAGTGCTCTGGGCGATTGTCTGGCCATCCAGGTTGATTACCAGTGTCACATTCCCGCCGCTGCTTCCCTTCATGTTCTGCATTGCGGCCAGTGTGCTGTCCAGTCTGTCCCAGAACGGCGTCAGCGGAACGATACCTTCCGGTCCCGCTTCCCCGGCACCAATCAGTGTGGCGCCGTCCACGATACCGCCTTTCGCATACCAGTTCACGCCGAAGGACGGCAGAGACCCTTTCCCGCCGATTCCATACGGCGCTTTTCCGCCGCTCACGGAAATGTGAGGAAGCTTCAGGTTCAGGATTCGCCCCAGATGAAACGGGAACATTCCTTTGATTTTCCCGATGATTCCCTTGAGCGTTCCGGCTGCTGCCTTTATCGGAGACAGCAGCGCCGTCTTCACTCTGCCGAATGTCGATTTCACGGATCCCACCAAGCTGTTGAAGTTCACGGAACTTTTGATTCTCGCCACGATGGACTTCACACCTGATGCGGCCGACTTGAACGGTGATGTGATGAACCTTCCCACCTTCGAGAATGCGCCCTTCACAGCACCTTTGATTACACTTCCACCCTTCACGATGCCCGCTTTCAGCGCGTCCATGGCATACATTCCTTCCAGTGCCAGTGTCTGGCCGAAGGATTTCAGTCCGGATCCGATTTTCGTGATTGCAGTCTTTCCCAAGTTTGCCCAGCTGAATGCACTCCACACGTCCCATATTGCGCTGAGAATAGCCGGAATGTTGGCAATCAATGTTGGAATTGCCTGCACCAGTCCTTTGGCCAGTGTCCAGATGATTTTGGCAGCTGTTGCCAGCACCATCGGCACGTTGTCGTTGATCACGTTGGCAATATTGCTGATGATCTTCGGAGCGGTTGCAACAATCGTTGGCATTGCCTGAGCAATCCCTTTGGCCAGATTCACCAGCATTTGCATTCCTGAATGAATCAGCTTCGGCGCACTTGCCCGAATTGTTCCGGACAGGTTCAGCATTCCCTTAAATGCGTTCTCGATGATTCCGCCGCTTCCTTTCATGGAATTCGCCATGGAGCTCAGCAGGCCCTGCATGCTGCTGATCAGCAGCGGGACCCCCTGACTGATGAATGTTCCCATCGCACTAGGCAGTGCTTTGAACACGTTCCCGACTGCCGGAATTAAGTTCCCGAACAGCCACGTCGTTGTGGTCGTTACCAGTCCTTTCATGGATGCGCCCACATTTTGCCCAAGGGCTATATTGCCCATAAAGTTGCTTGCGGCTGCCTTCATGGCATTAAAGGACCCGGACAGTGTCGTCTTTGCTTCCTCTGCCGATGTTCCGGTGAGTTTCATTTCCTTCTGGATTACATGGATTGCGCTGTACACATCAGACAGGTTGCTGATGTCGTACTTCTGCCCGGAGAGCTTGCTTGCGTCCGAAAGTAGCCTCTCCATTTCTGTTTTCGTACCCCCATACATTACATTCATTACAGGTCGTTACTCTGTAATCGTTCTTACGAACTGCTGCACATTTCTGTGCAGATTAGACTATCTCTTACACCTTCCGGTGCCCTTGCACTTCCAGACACTTGCCTGTACTCTACTCCATTAAAAAAACACCCTTTCGGATGTTTTCTTTGTTTCGATAGTCGTTACACTTTTATGAATTGATTCTCGATCTTGTGCCTCTTTTGTATGTAAATCTATATCCCCTAGTGCGGCCCCTTCGGCCAATTGTTCCCTTCTCTAACAATAAGGATATATTACTAGTTGTGCACTTAAAATATTCTGCTGCTTCTGAAATGCTCTGAAATTCTAACTGTTCAATTATTTCAAGCCACGCAATGTGTCCTCCACCTCGTTTTTTTCTTTCCTCTCCGTAATGCACTGCAATAATAGGTTCGCTTCTTACACCAACCGTTTGGAATCGCGAATTGTTTTCGGAATACGTCGCCCAGCGAAGATTTTCCAGTGCATTATTTTTCCGATTACCATCAATGTGGTCTACCGTCTTTTTCTTTTCCGGATTCGGAATAAAAGCCTCTGCAAGAAGCCGGTGAATCGTCACTTTTTCGGACTTATTGTTTTTATATAAATCCACTGTCATGTAACCATTGCTTTTGTTTTCAAATGGTCTTTTTATGCGATTTGTTTTATCGTTTCTTACCTCGCCTTTTTCATTTATTGAATAATTGTTGTTTCTTGCAATCTTCTTCCACATTTTGCACCCCCACGTATTTGTTATTTTAATTTTATCAAACACAAAGGAATGTTTCAACGTTTATGCAGCTCTCAATTCACACTTAGCACGGTATTGTCTACGTCTTAATTCGTTTAGAGTTTCACCGTTTTCACAAGGTTTATACTGAGCTAAACGGTTATGTCCACCCAGTTTCAAGTTGTCCAGCATCGTGTAGTTCTGCTTTGCGAAGCCCTGGTAGGCATTCTGGATATCTATGATGCTGGTGCCCATCTTGTTGGCATTGTCGGACATGTCCGTGATTGCCACATCCGCTGCAGCTGCTGCCTTCTTCGTGTCGCCGTTCAGTGACTGAAGCAGTGCTGCGGAAAAGGATGTTGCCTGTTCCATGTAGTCGTTCGCAGATATCTGCAGGGTCTTATACGCGTTTTGAGCGTTCCGCTTCACGGTCTCGGCATCCTTCTTCCCGAACAGCGTTTCTACGCCGCCGATGGACTGCTCCAGCTTTGCGCCTTCGCTGATGGTCTTTGCCAGTGCGGTTCCGATGCCCGCCGCCACAATTGCCTTCTTAAAAGCGCCGGTGAATTTCATTCCGGTGGTTTTTCCTCCGGACTCTCCTTCATTTCCCAGCTCTTTCCCAAGCATGCCTTTAATTCCTTTGGTGGTCGGAATTACCTGCACATAAGCCTGTGCCAGAGTGGTGCCCATTAGTCCTCACCTCCGTATCGTGCCTTCATAAAATCTTCCTTGCTCTCATACACTGCGGTATTCCCGTGTCCCTCTGCCTGATTGTTCGTGTTATTCTCAAACAATTCCGCAGTGATTGACTGCGGGTAATCCGCTCCGATGAGAGCCGCATGAATTGCCCGGGTTTCGTCGGCGATTACTGCCAGCAGTAAATCCTTCCGGTCCCCTCGAACACCATGCGTTTTCTGTCCTAATCTTGATTCTTCCCTCAATCCAGAGAATAAGGCAGCCACCACCCGAAGGGGCAACTGCCTGTAATCAAAGATTCCATATGTTTCTGCCAAGTCGCAGATCAGAAGTCTTTCATCGTCCCGGATTACTCTGGTGAGGGTTATCAGTTTTTTAATTCGCCGTCCTGAAGCTCGAAGATTTCCTGCAGCGTTTCCAGCATTGCGGTGGCGGATACACGGCCCGCCTCACTCCGAATATGCTCTTTCAGCGCTTTGTACTGTTCCCCGCCCAGCAATCTCTTGTAGGCGCTCACAATCTTTCCGGTGTTCTCTTCCCCTTCGTCCAATGCGGCCAAATCTTCCAGTAACTCGTAGTCGTCCAGATTCTCGTCCGGGATTTCCACTTCAAATCCGTTTTTCAGTGTCTCTTTGATCATGCTCTTGCTTCTCCTTATTCATAGTACATGTAGAACGGTCTGCCCTCGGCATCCGGAAGTGCGGTCACCGTCACTCCGTAACCCATGGCTTCGTCTCTTTTGTACTCAATGTCCCCGGTATCCGAGATTTTTCCGCACGGAATAACTTCACGGCACTTTCTGCCATCGTTCAGTACGGTATCGATTACCCACGGTCTCTGCGGAAGTTCCGCGGAGCTTCCCTTGATGGTAATTTTATTCCCGGTTACGGTTACGTTATCTTCTCCGTAGTACGTTTTCAGCACGTTCTCATTCAGAATCTCAATCATCGTGAATTCATAAGTCGCTTCATAGTCCTTCTGAATTGTGGCCACGGTGTTTCCTCCCCAGTCCTTGACGGATTCGGAGTCTCTTGAGATTTTCTTTTTCACGCCGTCTTCCGATACGGTGCCCAGACACTCGAAGCCGGTCAGTTCCCCGGTTGCGGTTGTGGGCACTGCTGCCTCTGCCCCGCCAATCCAGATGGCGCCCTGCACGCTCGGTTTAACGGTAGAAATGTTCTTCACATTGTTCGCCATATTGTTTCTCCTTCCTATTCGCAATACGTAATGTTATAAATCGCCTGGTATCGATACTGCTTCGTGGTGGTGTCGGTAAAATTATAATCGCTGTTCAGGCTTACGGCTCCGATTCCCCGGAGTTCGGCCAATTCGTCCATGGCCGCTTTCACCGTCTCATTCAGTTCCGCTGCCTTCTGCAGGGACTCCTCCACCGACTGCAAAGCGATGGTGGCCGACTTGATGCAGTTGTACTCTCCGGATCCGGTCTTCTCCATCACCACGTATGGAGTGCTGTCCATCTTCTCCGGATATTCCATCAGAACCGGCACCGGCTTCAGTTTCTCGCTCAGGTATTTAATTACTGTCTTCTCAATCATTATTTCCCTTTCGCGGCGCCCATTGCCTTCACCAGTGTATTGTTCTTCATGTTGTCGTAATAACCTTCATCGTCTGCCGGATATACTGCAGCACCTCGTCTTTCCGGATAGTTCCGGTTCTCCACTGCAAAGTGTTCTCCGGCGGTCGCCTGAATCTGCTGCGCATACGATACGCATTCTTCCTGCAGTTCACTGCTTCTCAGAAGCTCCCGTACCCCGGAGGTATTCAGCTTAATCTTCACACTACTCATACCGTTCCACCTGCACTTTCTTGTTCCACCTCAGCGGCATCATGTCCTCAATTCCTTCAATCGGTTCTCCGAATGTCCGGAATTTCTTTCCGAAGAATTCCACCTTTCGGTCCTTCCAGTCGTGGGTATCCCCTTTCGGTATTGCCAGTGTGTACACCAGCTTCTTCCCGGTAATGTTCAGCGTGTCCAGAACTTCCGTGGATGTCGGTTCTCCCACCAGCACATCCGGAACAACCTCCGGCAGCTCTTCGTAGATTGGACGGTTGAATTCGTCCGTGCCGATTCTGTTTTTTTCGTACAGAATCACATCTATTCCATGGAGTCCTCTGCCCATAACGATATTCCTTTCATCTGCTGACGCCGAAGTCCCAATCTGGCCAGTTCGCTCTTCTTAATGAAAAGTCCACCTCCGGGCACTAAATACGTGCCGGAGATGGAATATCCCATAGCCGATTCTGCAAACTGAGACACCGGCTCCTGATTGGTGGATGTCATGAGCGTTCTGGCCACCACATCCACGGTCACCGACTTCGCCACATCCGCAAGATACGGTTTTCGCCGAATCATCTCGTCCAGGTCTTTTCCCACCTTGTCCGCTTCCATCCGCAGGGAAGAAGCGATCACCGGAAGCAGTGCCTCTGCTCTCGCCTCTTCCTCGGTGCTTAGATTTCTCCACAGTGCTTTGATGTCCTCAACCTCTGCAAAATTATTCATCGGTCTTCACGTCCTTTTCCGCTGCGTTTGTGCAGCGTTTTTCGTTTTTCTGCTGCTTTTTCGCAGCTGGTTTCTTCGGTTTACTCTCTTTCTGTTCTTCCCAGTCCTCTCCGGAGCACACCGAAGCGGTCTCCACGACCGCCCCGGTTCTGGTATTCACGTACTTAGACATTGTTCTTAACCCGTGCGAAGGACTTCTCGTCCAGGATTCCCCAGCCAAGATATACCTCTGCTCTCAGATAAACCTGGTTAGAACCCTTCAGGTCCACACCGGTATTATCCGGATCGCCGTATGGAATTACCTCCAGCGGAATCTCCTTCGCATAGCCCCACTTGAACATGTTGGCAAAATCACCCACGATTACCTGGTCCGTGTCTCCCACTGCAACGGTTCTGTTGAAGTCTACCGGCAGACCGTTCACGGTTCCCGGGTTTCCGCCCCAAGCCAGATCCGGATACAGTCTCTCTCCGGCGGTAGTCTTCAGTGCAGCCAGTGCCTGACGAACGGCCGGAGTTGCAGCCATTCCGGAAATGTCTCCGTCGGAGCCCTCTACCAGGGCAATAGCTGCCTCAATATTGTCGTCCACCTTTGCGGCCACATAATCCACGGTCTGGGTAACTGCCTTATCGAAGCAGTTGTTTCCAACCACATCGGAAGCAGTGCCGGTTCTCGGGTTGAAACCGTGGAATGCGGCGATGTCGAGACCGCGTGCCACCTTCTTCGCGAATCCGTCGTTGAAGGCCTGCAGAATATTCAGCTGAGCCTCTTCCGTTGCGGTCATAAACTCATCGGATACTCTTGCGCCGTACTCAAACTTAATCGGTGCGATCACAATCGGGGTGATCGTCAATCCACCGTGGGTCTTCTTTCCGTTCTCTGCCACGATATCCACGTCCGCATCCAGAGAGAAGGTGAATTCTTTGTTTCCGTTGAAGGATACCGGCGTCTGCCCGGACAGCATTGCCAGGGAAGAGTGTCCTTTAACCTTCGTTGCCAGATCTGCTACCAGTACCGGGTCAAACAGTATTCCTTTAGTTCCAATTGCCATATCTTATTCTCCTTTCATTGCCTGCAGCATATTTTTCAGTGCTGCATTTTCTTCTTCTTTCGCCGTCGATTCCGGATTGTAGTTGATGCGCTGCACCGAAGTGCTGCCGACAATTCCCTTCAGCGCCTCTGCATCCTTTCGAATATCCTCTTCCGTCTCTCCGGTCAATCTATTTGCAAGGCCGGCATCCAGGCCAAGTTCTTGTGCAATTCTCGTTTTTACCGAGTCGGACTCGTATTTCTGCACTTTCGCCTGAAGCTCCTTGATTGTCTGGTCGTTGGTGCTTCCGGCATTCTTTGCCTGTTCCAGCTCTTTGCCTAATTCAGTGATCCGATTCTCTTTCTCTGTCAAAGTGTTCTTGATGGAATCGTAATCTGCGTACTTCTGAGTGAACTCTTCCTCTACGGTTTTTCGCTCACTGGCTCTTGCCTTCGTGACGCGGTCGCCGATGACTGCGTTCAGCTCTTCCTGTGTTGTGATTGGTTTAAAATTTTCCATGTGATAATTTCCTTTCTCCACTTAACCCGGTGGGACGGTAAAATATGTATTATAAAAGACAGCCGATTGTGGCTGCCTTTTTATAATCTAATGATTCTTCTGCTAAAACAGATTGCCCAGCCTAATAGGTTCAACTGAATCCAGCTTTCGGCATATTTTTTCCCGTTTTCGTCGTACTTTGTAATGTAATGATGCATTTCATCCTCCTAATATGTTACTTTCTGTTTTCTTCTCGTCTTGTCCTCATGGCAAACCCAGAATGCCAGTGCCACGCTCTCGGTCAGCGTAACATCCACTCTGTCCTTGATGGAGCGATAGCCGAAGCCTCCGGAAGAACCGATTGCCCGGTGTTCGCAGTTGGATACGGACTGTTTCAAGCTCTCCTGGTTGCAATGGCAGATGCTTCCTTCGAACAAACACTGCTCAAACAGTGAGTTGGCCAAAATGACCTCCCGCACAGTCGGCAGAATCACGCCTTTTACGCGGTTCTCTTTCAGCTCTTTTTCCAGAATCTGCTGTGCACCGTTGGCACCGTCCACGATAATCTTCCGGGGCTTCATGTCCCGAAGGTAATTAATCAGCCATCCGTTTCCCTCCCGGGTTGTCCGGCAGTCCACGGCCTCCACGAACACTTTTCTGCCGGCTGTTTTTACAGCAACAGACAGTGTTACGGTGGTGCTGTCGTGGCTGAACTTCACCGCGGCATAGATATCGCCCACCAGCTTCGGCAGCCTCTGCACGGCCAGTTCCGTCCATTCCTTTTCGGTGATGGCCGACTTCTGGTTGTACCGAAGCCACAAGCCCAGTCTCTGAATGTTGAAATCCGTCTCGTCCGGGCCAATCTCGTCCGCAACGGATCGCTCGGTAAAAACAGTTCCCAGTGACGGGTTCGTCTCGTACCACAGTTCCCGGTCGGTGGGCTCTGACATTTCCGGAACGGACCATTCCGCCCAGCCGGTATTCTGCGCTCGGCCACTGATGGCCGATTCCCGCATCTTCTGAAAAACGGTTCCGGAAGAAACCGGTGTGGGTGGTGTTCCGCAGAAAACGGTTTGCGGGTTCTTTGAAGATGTAACGATGTATTTCAGCGCGGATTCCTGGTCATCGGTATATTCCTGTGCCTCATCCACCACCAGCAAGTCATATCCTTCACCCAGTCCGCCTTTGCTGGATCTGGTTCGGAAGTTCACTCTTCCGTCCTGCTTCAGCATGGTGATCTGTTCCAGTCCGAACTGTTTCAGTGTCTTGTAATCTTCTCCCTCTTTCAGTCCGGTCTTTGCCATCAGCATGCAGAGCCGTTCCCATGCGGAATGAGATGTTGGTGTTCTGTGCGCCGTGTGGAGAATGCTCTCTCCGTTCATGATTCCGTAAAGCTCCCGCATTGCCACAACTTCGTTCTTTCCGTTACGGCGGGGGACGGAATAACCGTATTTGGTATGTGTCCATAATCCCTCTTCATTGTATGCCATCATGTCGCACAGAAGTAGCTCCTGCCATTCCTGTGCGGTCTTTCCGGTACTGTTATATATTCTGACGGCTTCCGTTCCGTGGGTTTCTCGGTATGGAAGCACCAACGACTGAGTGGGAGTCTGACGGCCTTTTCTTTCTGTCATGTTTTCCCCTCTGCAGTATTTTGTGCTGCTACTTCACCAGCAGCGCCACTCCAATCGCGAACATTATAATTGACAGATTCCGGTGGAATCGGGCCCTCGTTCCATATGTTTGTATTTCATCATCGGACATATTTGAGAGTTTATATCCCAGTGCCAAAAACTGCATTACACCCCAAATTGTCAAAAATATTCCCGCTGCATTTTGTATGATTGATTCCATGCTTTCTCCTGTTCCTTTCTCTTTTAACCTGTTCTTTGGTCAAAAAATGCGCATTAGAAAACCGCCCGAAGGCGGCTTGTTGTAATTAATGACTATCCAGGTACTCTCTTACCTTTAGCATGTACCTGTTATCATTCAGATATTCAATTCCTAATTAATATATCCTTCCAAACGCATCTGCCGATTTTTTTCATATGCATATAATTCATAAAATCTATCTTTTGCGTTTTTGGCTTCTTGCGGAGCTTCTTCTTTCATTCTCCACTCCACCCATGGATGCGTAATCTTATGGAGTCTCTTCATTTCATCTGTCCATGCAGATTTTTTCAAATGCTTTTGTTTACTGTTTTCGTACGCATAAAGCTCTATAAATTGTCTTTCTGCTTCCTTAACATCATGCGGAGCTTCATTTTTCACACGCCACTCCATCCATGGATCAAACAAATAAAACAGTTCTTCCATTTCCGTGGTCCACGCAACAACCATTTTTTCACCTCTTGTTCAATATCGTCATAACCAAATATTCAGTATAAGTTTCATCATAATTTCCAATGTTATACTGCAGTCTTGCATATTCGCTAATCTCTCCTACATTGTACTCGTCATAATTCAGCTTATCAAGTTTTTTCTTTGCTCTTATATTTATTGTTTCCATATATCGTTTATTCATTTCCCCTGCATTCTTTTTTCTATACCTCATAGCAGTTTTCCAATGAATCAGCTCGTGTAGTATGGTTGCCAACGGATCTTCGTTTCTGGCAAATTGTCTTGTCATGTTTTCAATTTGAGCTTTGTTTTTACCTAGCTGTGGTGTTAGAAACAGAGTGTTTGTTTCATAATTGTATGCGGCTACTACATTTTTCCCCATTTCTTCGACACTTATCACACAGATATCCGGCCTTATATAATCTTGAATTCCAAGAAGTTCATAACATTCATTCAGTCTCTTGTTGATGTAGTGGATGTCTCGTCCTTTTACTTTCGCACCTTCCGATATGTATATATTATTTTCTTTGTACTCCATCAACCGGTAGAGTATTATTTCTTCAAGTCTTTGTACAGACATAATTTCATTGTCCACAGTCAATTTCCTAAAAAATTGTAGCGGTTTGCCCTCATCCCTTGCTATGCGCACTTTCGTTTTCAGTTTCTTTTTCAGTCCTTCTTTCTGTACAATTTCTTTCATTTTGGTAATTCGAGCTTCTCTCTGTGTCTCGAATTTCTTCTTTGACCAAGCATCTGTATACCCCTCTTCATCCTTGAAGGTGACCAAACAAGTACAGTTGTCGTGTCTCTTGAAGATGTCTTTCGGATGTTTTCCATATTCGTAAATTCCTGCTAACTTTTGGCACCATTCGCAGCACCCGCCCAACGCTTCCCGGATAACCATCTGCTTTATCCCTGCATCCGCCCGCGCCCTAATATTTATTTCGACAAAATCAGCGTAATAGCTTTTTATAATGTTCTCAATCGGTCCATTAGCTAATTCCGCTTTCACCTCTTCATCACTGGCTTGTTTCATTCGCTTTCTCCTTCAAGCTCCTGTTCACAACCATGTTCAGGTAGCTTTTTATCCGTTCTGTCGGAAACTCCGGACGCTCAATCCGGAGTTGTCGCCCTGCTTTTCGTGTTTCTTGTTCTTTTTGCTTCACCGCAATATCGATTACGTAATCAAATGCTTCTTCGTACAAAGGTGTCAGTACTGCCTCTGCAATATTCCAGTAAAGAATCCCATCGGGCAGCACATCCGGCTTTATCGTGTGCTGCACTGCCTTAGATGCACACTTTGCAATCCTATCGACGTAGAGACCACACTCATGTCGATTCAGCTTTCCGTTTTCCAGTTTTTTTCTGTATGCCCTAGCTTGCGGATCCATTTCCAGATACTGATGGAACCGCTGTAGAACTGCTTTCCGAAGCTTTGGTGCGATATCTTCCATTCTCATTCACTCCCGTTTTTCTGATTCCTGTAAGGTCCCCCATCGTCTCTTCATCTACATAACCGTCAACCGCCTGATTCAGCTTCAGCACCCCGTCCCCGATGGAGCTGAGCATAGATGCGTCCGGCTCGAAGATTGGCTCCCATGTGGCAATCGCTTTACATGCTGCGCTCCTGTTATACATGTGTTCATCTCTCAGACATGCAGCCAAGTACCCCGCATTCCGGAACCCCGAACCAAAGGAACGCTGTGCTGCTCTTGCGGTCAATCTCAAAGAATCGTGAGCCGCCTTGATGGCATCGGCACTGGATGGGTTCGCCGTCGGGAATCCCAGGTCGTCCAATGTAAGCCCAGTCTCTCCAGCGAACATGGAGGCGAACATCTTGAGATGGTCCGTGTGCGGCGTCATGGACTGCTGCATGAACTGGCCAAAGGTTGGCTTGTCTCCGTCCTCGTCCTTTGTGATTGCAATCAGCGTGGCCATGGTGGCTCTCCACTTATCCGTAATCTCGTTATCCTCTGACAGCCCGGTCACCCATTTCTGCGGATATGAAAAGAACTCGGCAGAAATCTCCGAGCGCTTCATCGTACGTATTGCAGAGCTCATCAGTGACATGCACGCCCTGCTGATTCTGGAATGGCCAAAAGGTCTTTTGGCTCCCGGTCTATAGATCACCGGCACCAGCAGCGGATAATTTACCACGTGCCGGATTCGCATTGCTCCTGCCTCACCTTTGTGGTACACCAGCGTTTCGTTCGGCAGAAAGTACGCCTCAGTCAGCACTGCTCCATACTCGTCTCTTTCCATGACGGCATATCCTTCTTTGAGGAGCCCGGTGACCGTGTCGATGATTCCGGTGGCATTTGCGCCGTCTATTACCTGCATCAACGGCACTTCATTTTTCTTTTCCGCAGGCTGAATGTAGATGAACGCACATCCGGCAATCATCGCAGACAGTTCCGCGGACCGAAACAGGATATCCGGGTTGTTCATCTGGTAGATTTCATTCATTGCCAGAATATCGTTTCGGAATTCGTTAAATACCACCCGATCTGCCAGGGAATCCACCGCTTTAGCGCACCACCCCAAACTGGAATTGAACGCCCGCAGTTCCGGCGGCGTACTGATGCCGAAGTCTCTGGTATAGTTCTTCATGTCGTAGTATTTGTACCGGAGATTCACCCGCTGCCTTTTCTGATTCAATTTTCGCCGAAGGTATTCCATACCCATGTAGTCGCTCATTCTTTTCCTCCAAAAAAATTTTTTCTGTTCTCGCGCCGATCCGATTCAGCGAGAAATATTCGTAGTGACGGCGTGAAGTTCCGGCCGGGGGTCCCCGGGGTTACCCTCCCCCCGGTATAAAATTATTTTTTCTTTAAAGCATAACTCTCTGTTTTAGTTTTGCTTTTTCTTTGTTTTCGCTTTGCTTTGGATCTGATATAGCTTTACTTTCGTTCCGCTCTGCCTCTGCCTGAATCTTTCGGAAGTTCCTCCAGTCCATCGACTGTGGAAGAACTCTGTTGCTGATTACTTCCTGCACCTTCACATCACTTCTTGCCACCAGCTTATCCGACTTCTGCCGGTTGCATGTCCAGTGTGCCAGCTGTAGGTTGTCCAGGTCGGACGGATGGCCACCCTTGGCTATGGGGATGATATGATCAATGCAGGGGCTTAAAGGATGGGGGTACTTTAAATTAAAGTCCACCGGCTTTCCGCAGATACCGCATACTGTTTGCGTGGCGTAGATTTTCTTTTTGTTCCGCTCGAATGCTCCCCGATGCACACCGTTCTGGTCGGGACGGTTACGGTTCCTCTTGCCTGCCATTACTCTGTCCTTGTCTTGCTCCAGTCTCTGCCATACTCATCAACAATGCAGCGGAAGTCTGTCAGGTCATGGTCCCGAACAAATGTTTTCAGCGGGTCGTCTTCTCTCACACCGATGTGAAGCAGCTCATGCATGAGCAGAATTCTCAGCTGGTTTATGTCCATTCCCGCGCAGTTCGGTTCGTAGATTGTAATCAGGAAATCATAGGGAACGAATGTTCTCCAGTACGTCGGAACCTTCCGGCAGTCCGCGTTCACCTTGAATGTTCCTCCGGATTTCTTCTTTGCTACCTCGCTGGCCACAATGCCAACTGCGATTCCGTTCTCGCTGATGTATGCTAATCTTTCTTCCAGCTTCAACAGCTCATCCAGCAAGCTGTCATAATCATGTGTGATGTGATACTTTCCCATGTCTTCCCCTCTGCATTCTTAAATTCGTGTACGAAAAAGCGCCACCTTTCGGTGACGCTTCCGGTTCATGTTTGGTTCTAGTTCTCGTTGTGTTCGTTCCAGTCTTTGATGAGTAACTGCTCAATGTAGTTGCTCAATGACCTTCCCTCTTCATCCGCTCTTTCCTGAGCCTTTGCTTTCAGTGACGGTTTAATCTTCATGTAAATCTTTTCCGTCCGCTTCTCTTCATCGTGTGTTGCCATTAGTCCTGTACCTCCTCTCTTTCCTCTGCATTCCGCTGATTCTTGAATGAAAGATACAAGCTATAGCTTGACAGAATCAGAGATACAATACTCAGTGCAATCGCTAATGTTCTCATGTTCCTGTTTGAGTGATGAGATTTTGCAGAAGTGAGCCTTGCGGCTCACTTGCATTATCCGTTCTTCAGTGCTACAATTAAGTTAATCAGTGAGGTGATTAAACTTATTAGAGCAGTGATTCGGTCTAGTCGAGCAGCCGGATTGCTGTTCTTTTTCTTTTTGCTTCTCATCACTCTTACCTCCTTTCTGATATTAGTATATCAAAACGGCGGTACCTTGTCAATACTTTATTAGTACTTTTTTAAAATTTTCCCATTGGGAAAGGCGCTCCCAGATGTTAAGTCCGGGATGCGCCCTCTCTAATATTCCACGCTATCATTATACTCACACCCTGTAGGACATTCTAGGACATCGTAGGACAGATTTCACAATTCTCCAAGATTTTCGCTACTGACAGCAGTGCAGAGCCGTGAATCCGTGTTGCCTGTCTGTAGCTTACATGCAGGTCCTCTGCGATTGTTTCAAAATCCTTTCCCAGCACATAGCGATCATACAGCAGTCTGCTCTCGTCGTAATCTCTCACCTTATCGATCACGTTTTCAATTTCCACGCAAAGAATCTGGGCGGCTTGCTTTGTAACCTCCCTCTGCAACTTAATGTCACACATCTTGCTCACCAGTTCCGCCGTTCGGTCAGCTCCTGTTCCTCCTCCCGGCATTCCATCGTAGCTCATTCCCTTCACGTCCAGCTGGTCCTCAATCCGCTGAATGGATAAATTCATTTCCCGGATGCGTTCTTGCAATCTCCGGAACTGATTCAGATATTCTTTTGCCGTCATTGATTCTCCTTGTTCTTCCTGCTGCATTATCCTCCGGTCTGTCTTTTCGTCTATCCTAAAGCTGCACATCATTACAATGTGCCCCATGATTCGTAATCACTCATTTCCATCTGCTTCAGTTCCTCTGCCCTCATGTAGGTCTCCTGTTTCTTCACTGCAGTTCCGTTCCGCCACTTCTTCAATCTCGGTACCGGATCAGTGGAAACCATCATGTATTCTAAGTGTGGAATGTGAGTGCACGGATTTTCGAACCTTCTAATCGAGTCTTCATCGATGGCATATCCCTTGAAGGCTTTCGGCTCTTCCCACAGCACTTTTGATAGCTTCACTTCCTGTGTTACCACAATCGGATGCACCAGGTTCCGGCTTGCCCGATACCGTCTCTTTGTCATGTTATCCGCTTTGCGGAATGTCTTCTGCGTTTCCTTAATCAGATAGCTTGCCAGCTTCTGGTAATTCCGGCTATCGTCCAATGCAGTGCAGCGGACTCTTCCCTTCTCCCACTGCTTCGTAATGATTTGGATATCGATATAATTCATTACCACGTGATGATGAATTCTGTGATTCTCGTATTCGGTCACCACAACATACTTCATTTCCTTCCCCAGCTTCCGGAATTCTCTCTTCATCCTCCGGAGAAAATTATTCAGGTCCTTCTTTGCCTCTGCCTGTGTCGGGATCTCCCCGCTGTACGTCAATGTGATATGCCAGTCTCCCGGATAGAAATTTGCGTTCAGAGTCCGGGCCAATCTCTTGTATGCAATTCTGTCATTATTCTTGATCACTGCCTCTCGAGAAGGCTTCGTCTTCGGTGCTCTCACACTGAGTTGTTTTTGTGTGGATTTCAGTGATACGTCTACCACTGCTCCGGCCACACATACTTCCCTAATGAATTTCATCCGGTCCTTCCTTCTCTCCAGTACTTTCTATCTTAATGGTTCTATTGTTAATACTCTTATCAAGGTTTAATGCGGCGCTTCGGCCGCAATCATTTCTCCCCTTGGAGCATGTTATTCTGGCTTATTATTTTTCCCGAGATATCCTTCTGGGAAGAAAGTCCTCGAAATATCAATCTTCGGAATAGTGCCTGGGTCAATCTCTGCCCGAATGCAAATGTTACACAAATACTTTTCCGTACCTACGATGCTCTCGGCATTCAGAATCAAACTCTCCCCTATCTCTTTAATCTGACGAATACCCTCTTCCCGCGGGTCCTCTTTGGCCCTCATCAGAAATTCACCTTCTGCAGAATCGCCTCTGCAGCTTCCAGTGCTTCTGTGGTGCTCAGGGCAATTCCCTTCTTCGGGTTGCCCTGTGGGTCCCATCTTCTGATATCCACCTTGGCTTCTTTATCGTTCCAAGATACCAAATTGACTTCCAGAGTGTAGCCTCCGGAAGTCTCTGCCAGTGTTGCGATATGCTCCAGCTTTTCGAATTTGATTTCTGACATTTTGTTTTTCTCCTTTTCTTATCTTGAATAACGTTCAAACCGCTCCCAAAACATCATCATTGTTGGGGTTCTCCATTTTTCCATTACCTGGCCGGTCATCGAGTCCGCCCATTCAATCTCTGCAGGAATCCCTGCAAGCCCAAGCTGCAGGTAGCTCATGTGCACACATCGCTTATCTAGATCTGAGCACTTCACGAACATATTCCATGAGAAATTGAAGTCGTATTTGTTATAAAGTACATCTGCTGTTGCTAATACCAGTCCTCCGCTGCCACAAGATGGTTCCATCATCACCATTACATCATCATCCTGTTTATGCTTTTGGATTCTATCTTCATCTATTCCGGCAGCAGCTACGAGTTTTGAAACATGATACGGTGTAAAAAACTGCCCTGCTCTGTTGTTGCTCGTTCCCGATTTCATGTACAGTTTTCCAAGGTAATCATCAAACCCGACATAACTATTAATTTGGCGCTCCAGCAAGAAGCTAAGATCTGTAAAGATATCCATCATCAGCACCCTTGTGTCTTTATCATGACTTTTCATGATACTCAGGTATCGTTCTTCTCGTTCCTCTGCCTGACTGAAATCAAATCTGTTTGATATTGCGATTGCTCCACATTCGAACAGATCGGATAGGAAGTCGTGAGGATTAATCTTGTGCAGCTTCCGCTCTATCTTCTCTGCGATTTTGTCTATCGTTGGCCAATCTTCCATTATGCCCTCCTATATCACATACTTCCTATGTTGATAATCCATTTCCTCTTCATTCAGTTCCAGATAGATCTGTGTGGTTGTTATTTTTTCGTGTCCCAGCATTTTCCCCACATAAATTATGTCCATGCCTCTTCTCAGTGCAAACGTTGCACATGTTCTTCTGAATTTGTGTGGGTGTGCTTTTACACCTACCTTTTCCCCTATTCTCCTTATTGCTTGTTCAATTGCACTTGTACTCACATGCTCTTCCGGATATCTGCATACATATTTGTGTTCTTCTTTCGGGAACAGCCATGGGCTCATTTTTGATTCTTCACACTTACTTGCCATGTAGTCTTCAAGTGCAATCTTTGCCCTGGTATTCATTATTACATTCCGGTCTTTCTGGCCTTTACCGTGCACCAGAATTTTATCCCCTCTAATTTCATCTTTACGGATTCCAGCCAACTCACTTACTCTGCATCCTGTTGATAATAGTATTTCGAAAAATGCGGCTTCTTTCTTGTTTTCGATTACGCCTCGCATCTTCTCAATTTCGTATTCCGTGAACGCTTTTTTCATCTTTTTCGGTATTTTGTATTCCCCGAATTTTTTCACCGGATTGCCTTGTATGTACCCATCGGCAGATAGAAACTCCATCAAGGAACTCATTGCGTGTAGTTCATTTTGGATTGTCACTCTAGCCACTTTATCTTGAAATTCTCTTATGGATGAGTACCATCGTATGTCATCCACAGTTATTTCCTTTAGCGGTTTTTGGATTCGTCTTCTTGCTCTTCTAATACTACCGATGTAAAACTTTATTGTTCTGTCTGTGCAGCCTTTCACCTTCCGGCTCATTAAAAACTTTTGAACCATCACGTTGTCTTTGTCCAGATCACTAACGACCAAATCTGTCGTCTGCTCCTGCAGCACTATGGCATAATCTTTCATCGTTAATGCGATACGTGCCACCAGTTCTCGGGCTTTGCACTCTTCCATCCCCAGGTTTTCGGCAGTTACCTGAATTTCATCAAACAATTTTTCCTTCTTCATCATCTGTCGTCCTGACTTTCTCATATATATAAAGGCGGGCAATGAATTATTTGTGTTGTGAAAACAATTATGAAATTACTGAGGTATACTATTCCTTATTACTTGCACTCTGGCAACCATACCATTCAGTTTGTTGTGGTTCGCGATACATATATATATCTGTCTTAAATATTAGTAATAGCTTGTGCCCGCCTTTATAGCATTGTTAATTGTGCCTAATTGCACTCGGTTAATTTCTTCTTAATAGTTCAGTGTGGCGATTTGAACATTGCTTCTGTATTTCTCGCCGTATACTTTCCGGCAGGTGATGGCCACAATCTGGCTATCGTCGTTGTAGGCGATCCCGTTCAGTGCATCTGCCACCGCCTTCCAGAGATTATCCAGGTCCGGCCGTGCGGTCGGATACTTCTTTCTCTGAATTGCTTTTTCTCTCTTCTGCTTTGGCCAGCTCTTCGGCGGTTCGAAGCAGAATTCAATGTTCATCAGTAAAGGTGCGCCCTTCGGGAATTCGAAGTTGCCGCACTGGTTTTTGTATGCAATCCGAACCAGTTGTTCGAACTGCTGCGTTGTTCTCGGGGTGTATGCATACCCGGCTCGCGTTACTCTTGGTCTCGCTTTCGGGATTGCTCTCCCAGGAATTGTAAACTTTGCTTCCATTCCTATTCCTTTCTCCATCCATGGAATCGTTTCATGTCTTCCAGAATGTTATGCAGCTCTTCTGCAATTGCGGATACATCTTCCAACCGGATACGGACATTTCCGTTCCTTGCGGTGATCATCAGTACATCTCCCTCTTCCGTGTCTACGATGTACCCGGTTCCCGGCGCCTCGGATGAATACGTAACCAAGTTGGGTGCCTTGCGCCCCATCATTTCTATGTCTCCCAGTAATGTTTCCACCGGTATCTTCTCCGGCTTCTTTATTTTGAACATTTTGGTTTCTCCTTTAACAGCTGTTCGAGGAGTCTTCCAAGGTCAATTCTCTTACGTTGATCCGGATATAAAGGAACGTTGTAATGAGATTTTCTTTGATGCAGGTAGACTTTTATCACTTCTTGGTACTCCTCAGTAGTTAGAGCCTTCTGGTTAACACTCTTCCCTGTATTAATCTTATTTAGGAGCCATGTGATTTCTTCGATGGCTCCTTTTCCTTTAGTTGCAGCTTTCATTTCCCTGAACAAAGTTGCTGTTATTCCTGTGTCAATTACAGTTGCTGACATTTTGGTTTCCTCCTATGCAGGGCATGGCAGTGATGCCGACGCATGAATATTGTGATTTCAAACGTAGGTTATGGCTTTGGGTGTGTACAATTACATCGTTGAAGGTTATTTCAAAGGTTATCGTTGTTGTCGGCACCACTGCCATACCCTGCTGATTCTTATCGTTGTCTTTTCTTCTTGCACGCCTCGCACCACTTCGTGCCCGGTGCGTAGCTCTGAAAGAAGGTTCCGCAGTCCTTGCAGAAATGAGTGAAAACTCTTCTCGTGTGGAACTGCTTGTTCTTCTTCCGCTTCAGTGCCAGCTGTTCCTCTTTCGTCAGCTCCCGGCCCAGTCCGCCTGCGGTCGCCTTCTTCTTTTTCTTTTTTTCTTTTTCAACCTTCTTCGTACAGCCGTCCACGTCGCACCCTCTGGGTTTATCTTCCATCTCGAGGTAATTGCAGTACCACCGGAACATGCTGCCCTTGTCCCGGTATATGCAGTTTCTGCAATTCGGGTTGTCCGCCACAAGGTTCAGATTCGGTGTGCTTGTCGGTTTTGGGTTCTTCATCTTCTCGTATCCTTTGCTTCTACTAGTTTTATCCCATAGTTCCGGATAATCCCTCTGCGGCGAAGATCTGCATATGTGCCCCGGAATATCTCTACCCACTGCAGGCCCTGCTGGATGTCTTCGAATTCTGTCTCATGGCGGTCCGTCTTTCCGTTTCGCAGTATGCACCACTTCTTCAGGATGTACTTCTTCGTTCCCTTTGCCATTTCATATTCCTTGTTCGTTGTGTTATAATAATCTTGGTTTTAATCTTTTCGTTTGAGGGGCATTCCGGTTCGTCCGGGTGCCCCTCTTTTATCATTTTCGTGTCATCACGAAAATGGTTTTGCCTTATCCTAGAATCGTTGAAAGGATAGATACATCACAACTGTTGTTGCAACAGATAAAAGCGCTGGCAGGACAATCATAAGCCAGATTTTAATAAGAATTTCTTGTGCAGACCATTTGAATTCCTGCCATGCTAGCTTTCGATTGATCTTATCCATATCCATTTCTGTTTCCTTTTGTTTTCTCAATTCTTCATTCTCCATCCGTTGCCTTCCGTTGCCTCATTACAATCATCCGCATCCTCTGCCAGTTCGCAGTATCTCCAGTATTCTGTACAAGCCTCTGCTGTTTTACTCGTCGCTCCGTCAGCCCATGTCACGAATGGAGTGCGGTGCCCTCTTATGAACCACTTGAAATACCGCAATGCCCACTTGTCGTTTTCGTCGTCCCTTACCTGTACCAGCGTATCGACCGGAACCTTGCTCCAGTCCACTTTGGGCTTTGGTGGTTCAATGTACTCTTCCTCTAACCAGAATGCGAACATCTTTGCGCATGTGTGGCAGTCCAAGCCTCCGCACGTGCTCATCTTCACATCCTCTTTGGATATGAATCGGGGGATTACATTATCCTTCAAGAAACAGCACATTTTTCCGTTCTCGTCGTTGTCTTCTTTGATTGCTTCCACAATCTCATCTCTGAACTTTTCTCTGTTCTTCATCGCACCCTCCTACAGTCCGTACACCTGCAGCACCAGCGCGAACAGTCCGGCGCCCATCAACAATGCTCCGATCACTCCCACGATGGTGATGGGAATATCGTAGCCGATTTCGCCGTTGTACCATTTCTTTCCTCCGGCAGCTTCTTCCTGCTCATTCATCATCTTCAGCAGCGTGCTCAGCCGGATATACTTATACTCATCCTCTGCCTCCTCGTCCACACGGCACTCCAGTGCCTCCTTCATGTTCTCCCATAGCATCTTATAAGACATCTTTCGCTCCTTCCCCGGTGCCGGTCCTCCCGGCACCATTCTTTTGTCGTCCTATTCCTTCTCCGCTCTCTGCCGCCGTCTCACGAATTCGTGATACTCCACTTCCAAATGGTTCTCCTTGATCAGGTTCCAGATGGTGTGGAATGCGCCGTCGAAGTACGCATACATCACCTTTGATTCTTCATCGCCCTTCCGGCAGTAGTTTTCCATTGCGCTAGAACGCACGCGTTCTGCAGCAGCCATCTCAGTAAAAATACTTCTCTCTACCCTCTGAAGCCTTTCCAGCTCGGTTTCGTCTGGCCCAAGGCTGTTCACTTCGTCGCCGGTGTCCGAGAACATCGTTTCCTGCTTAATCATCGAACCTCTCCTTCAGCTCCTCGAGCTCCCATTTCAGCCATTCCAGCATTTCATCCAGGTCATCATCTCCCAGTGTTGTTACCTTTACAGCTCTTTTTTTCGCAGTAGTCTTCTCCTCTGCCGGCTCATTCTCTGTTTCCAGTTCCTCATCGTCAAAATCGTCAACGCATTCGCCAATTTTTTCAACCACCTCGTTGGCCATCTCTGCAAGCTTAATTGCTTGATGCATCTGCTCTGCTGTAATTTTGGTTCTTCTGAGAAGAGCCTCTGCAGTTCCCATAAAATCCGTCAGGAGTTCGGCTTCACCCCCCATTACTTTCGTTCTTCCGTCCACGGTCTTAATCATTTCGGTATTCTCCTTTTCTTAACATTAAATATTCATTAACTTTTTAGTTTTGCCTTTTAGTTTTGAGTGATAGTTTTCAGTTTTAGATTTGAGTTTCACTCGAGTTAACTCGAGTTTTAACGCGTTCTATCGCGTTCTATCGCGTTGGAACGCATTGGAACGCATTAACTGAGTGATAGCGTTAACTAGCCTCTGTTCACTTCTTCTTGCATCGCTTCTTCGAGGAATCTGGTATCTATGTCGATGATTTTCTCGTTCTCGTCATTCATCTTGTCGATGAGAAGGACCAGCATCGTGTCGAGAATATCTTCAATTCTTCTGACCGCTCGTAATCCTCCCTCAGTACCATAGGACCACGACTCACCTTCTTTCATTGCTGCGTCGGTTTTTACATTCAAAAATGGGTATATCCCGTTAGACGTCCGAAGCTCAATTGTGGCTCTAAGTACTCGCTTAACGCCGCCACTATTCGTTACGTTAAGACGTGTACTTTTCATGATTTCTTTAATGTCTTCCACATTTATCAGATTGCCGTATCCCAATCTCAAAAATTTCATTTTGTACCTCCGTTGTTTTGAGTTATAATTTCTGTCCTATGCCCTTCTCCAGTTTTCCGGCAGTTCGGTTCCCATCGGTCCGGTGGTGGCTTTTTTCTTTTTCGGCTCTCTTCTCGATGCCAAGAATTCAGCGTACCGTTCCATCTCCCAGATGTCCTCTGCCGGGAAATCGCGGATCATGTCCGCCAGCTTCTCCACCGGCCCTTTTGGCCGGGCGGCAGTCATTGCCTGAATGAAGTCTTCTTCCCGGAGCCGGTAGGATCTCTTTCCGATCTGGATGAATGGAATCTCATTCGCGTGAATCATGCGGACGAGACTGCCGTATGAGATTTTCCAGCGCTCCGCCGCTTCCTTCACCGTCAGGATGGTGGTTGTGTTTTCCGGTTTCATGGTTTTCTCCTTTTCTGTATATACTATATTTTTTCTTTTCGCTTAAAGCGGATTATCCGGTAAAAAAATAATATCATCATAATTCACTCTATACAATGTGCAGATGGCCTTTATCTTTCCTGCATTTGGCATTGATCTACCCGATTCCCACGCCCACAATGTTTTATTGCTTACATTTAAGTGATTTGCCGCATCCTTCTGCGTTAGTCCCGCATTTATCCTAGCGGCCTTTAGCGTTAACTTTGTCATTATTTCCTCCTTGCTAATCCGCTTTAAACGAATTTCTTTTCGCTTATAATAACGCTGCTTTTTCTTTTTGTCAATACTTTAAGCGGATTTTTGCGTAACATTATTTTACTTTTTTTCTTTTTTAATGTAATATGTGTAAAAACAACAAAGGAGGATTTATTATGTCAGATTTAGGTAATAAAGAAATTTTCTCAAAAAATTTAAGATATTATATAGAACAAAAAGGAATAACTCAGAAGGAGTTTTCTGAAATCATAGGCGTTGCAACTTCAACACTTAATGATTGGATGCAAGCAAAAAAATATCCACGAATTGATAAAATAGAATTGATGGCAAATTACTTCGGGATTTTAAAATCCGATTTAATTGAAAAACCTGAAAATAACTCATCCGGCATCCGTTCCGAACTGATATCCAAACTTTCGGATTTGAGTGACCCGCAAGTCGAACTACTCAATCAGATGGTTGATAATATGAAAAAATAAATGTGTATAGTGTGTATTTTCTTCTTGACATTAGTGTGTATAGTGTGTATAATAATATATGTAAGGAGGAAATATATGAGAGCACAAGAAATTGAAAAGTTGCTTTTCAAAGATGGATGGACGTTAAAGAATCAGAAAGGCTCTCACCGCCAATACGTTCATCCAACGAAGAAAGGAAAAGTCACAATTCCTTTTCATCGTGGAGACTTGAATAAGCAAACTGAAAAATCCATTCTGGAACAGGCGGGGCTTCGATAGCCCCGCACCCACCAGATTGTTATATAAGGAGGTCATTATGAAATTAGTTTACCCTGCAATATTAACCCCATGGGATGAGAGAGACGGCTATACCGTGACAGTTCCGGATTTGCCTGGCTGCGTCAGTGAAGGAAGCTCTTTGGCGGATGCTCTTCTCATGGGAGCGGATGCTGCTTCCGGTTGGGTTTTGGATGAGTTAGAGGACGGAAAGGCAGCACCTTCTGTCAGCAGGCTGAACGATGTCGCCTCTGCAAATCCAGAAGCTATTGTAACCTATCTCGTCCTGGATATGGATTCTTATGCCGAACGATACGGGAAAAAAGCAATTCGTAAGAACATTACAATTCCAGCATATATGAATGCATATGTTGAGGATAATAATTTGAGCCTATCAGAAATCACGCAGAATGCCATTGCATCGCTGATTATGAAAAAATAAATTTCATTATTTTTGAACTTTTTTCTCTAATTTACTTGACATTTGCACTCAATGGGTGTATGCTATTATTGTAGTCAAGAGAAAGGAGGAAAAGTTCATGAAGGATTTAATCAGGGCATTAAAAAACCTCAACGCCACCTTACAAATGCTCGTTGAGGTTCTGGCAGAGCTCAAAGAAAGGCTCTAGCTAGTGTCTACTGGGGGAGCGGGAACTCCCCCAGTCCGTACCTGATTATATCATTATGAATGGAGGAATACAATGGACATTAAAGAAATCAGAGAACTCACAGGACTCAATCAGACAGACTTTGCAAAGAAGTATAACATTCCGCTGCGCACCTACCAGAACTGGGAATACGGTACCCGGAAACCACCGGAATATGTTCTGACACTGCTGCAAATGGTGGTGGAAATGGAGTATTCGAACAATTAGAAAGTTGAACTATTGCAAGGAGGTGCTGCCATGCATATCAAGGAACTGGAAAAGAATAAGTACCGCGTATGGGTAGACCTGGATCCGGACTATACCGGGAAGCGCCGGCGGAAATCAAAGGTAATCCAAGCCAAGACGAAGCGAGAGCTGCAGGCTAAGATTAATGCATGGACGGATTCCATCAACAACATATCCGAATGCAAAACCGTGTCGGATATGTGCAATGAGGTGTGGCCGCAGATAGTCGCCAACAAGTCCCCCAATACGGTTTACGGCTACCATGCCGCCAAGAAAAGAATTGATAAGTCCATCGGATCACTGGATCTGAACAAGCTGACGCCCCGGGCGCTGCAGAAGTGGGTGAACGACCTATCCGGAACGCTCTCACCGAAAACAGTTGTGGATACATATTCCATTCTGAGAATGTGCTGCTCCATAGCGACATCCTGGGAGCTGCTTCGAAGTTCCCCGTGCCACGATGTCTTTATGCCGAAGAACCGAAAGAAGGAAATCGAGATCCTGTCACAAGATGATTTTGTGCGCTTCTGTGCCAACTTGGATAAGGTGGATATCGATACCAGAGTCTGTTTCGAGCTTGCATTATTCGGCTCCCTTCGCCGAGGGGAAATAATGGGACTGCATGAGACTGATATTCAAGATGACGGCAGGTTCTACGTGCAGCGGACCCGGTACACGAGATTGGGCGAAGACTTCATCAAGGACACAAAGACGGAATCCGGGGAACGTCTATGCATTCTTCCCGATCCGGTCGTGAAAGATATTAAGGCGCTGAAAAGGTACCATATCGAGCGCAAGCTTGCTCTCGGTGCTCTCTGGGACGATAATCCGTATCTCATCAAGAATCCGGACGGCACGCCCTACCACACGCACAAGCCGGTGAGAGAATTAAAAAAATACATGGAGTCCATCGGACTGCAGCCGATTACACTCCATGCATTACGTCACACTTATGCATCCATATGTATTTCTATGGGGATAGACCCCGCCACGGTTTCCAAACGTATGGGCCACGCCAATGTTTCCACCACGCTGTCCATCTATACCCACCTGTTTGAAAACCAGTCGGATAAAGATGAAATATCATTAGCACTGGGAACCATGATGACGGATTGTCGAAAGGCTGAGAATTGA